CCGTTTGCTTGCAAACTCGCTGCCGCTTCTGCCGATAAACTGACTTCATCGCCTGCCTTAAACTCCTTCAGCCCGGTATTCGTTCGAAGGTAGACAGGCGACTTAACAACATACTTGCTAGTCGCCATATCTCACACCTTACTCTTGAGCAAACAATGCGCATTTGCGGCTGTCGTAGTCCGTGCGGACTTCCCAACCGATTGCACCCCAAACCACAAACTCATAATTCGAGTTGTAGACGGGTCGAGGCATCGCCACCGTGTTAATGCCCATGCCGACAATCGGACGAACCAGGTCGTCAGCCAGCGGAAATGCCATCATTTCGTTGTCTGACAGTTTGTTCGAGACCTTAATCGCGGCCACGCCCATCAGTTGCGCCAGCCGGTTAATGATCTTTTCTGAACTGTAAGACTCGGAACTGTTACGTTCAAAGTTAGACGCGATTTCTCTGGACACGTAGTAAACTGCATCTTTCTGGCAGTTGTTGGTGATCCAAAGAACGTCACGAACTTCTTTAAAGTTCAGTTCAATGCTGGCGTAGGTCTGCGCGGTATCGGTGAAATCGAAGTTCACGCCGCCAGCGCCCAAGTCAACTTGAGCCACACGACTGTCGTTGCGCATACCGGTCCAGGACAGGCCATCCACAACGATAGTGTTACCATCGTTGTCTTTGTGGCCATCCAAGAAGGTGTCTGCGGCTTTCTGTCGCAGCGTTGCAACTGATTCGCGCTGATCGTCAATCAGAGCGTCAAAGCCCTCGGACGACTGCGCATTCCACTCACGCCAGTTGCGGTGAAAACCGGTGTCGTGAATCGGAATGATCGTGCCGTCATAGCTGTACTCGACCTGATCCATCTTCACGCCGATTTGACCGGTCATGCTGGTTTGAGCGTTACCGGCATCCGACGCACGACGGAACTTGTGCACCAGCTTACCGATGTTCACGCTTCGACTCAGCGGCAACAGATCATTCAGAAACGTGTCACCATCGTCAGATCGGAAGCGGGTCACGGTCACGTTATCAAATTCCTGATAAACGTCTTGGGGAATCAGCCCCTCGTTGACCTGCAATCCTGACTGTTTGAGGATCGGCGCGTGGGCCAATTCGTTCAGTCGATAGGCATTACGGGCAGCGACAACTTCTTTCCACTGCTCCTTGGCCGCTCGACTGTTACCGATTAGCGATTCTTGGAAAATCATTTTTCAGTCTCCTTATGCGACTTTGACGCGGACCAGTTGCGTCGCAGTGGTGGTCGTGACTTCATCCGCATAGCACAAAATCTCTTCGGTGCCATTGGTGGCGGCGATAACCAAAGCGCCTGGCGTGACCGCTGAGCGAGTCAGGGCGGTGCCTCGTACCAACGCTTGCGCGGTCACGCACAACACGTTGAGAATATCGCCGGAACGCGGCTTGATCGCCACCATGTTCTCGTTGATCGTCCAATCGTCATCGACGGACTTGCTACGTGCAGTGTCTTTGTCCGCAACCATCAGCGGTTTGCCGAACACCGTGGCCGCGTCGTCCATCAGCTCCAACCCGGCAGATGCAGCGGCATAGTCCACCACTGAACCTGGAGTGACGGCTTCAGTTGCCACGCCCTCAATGTACAGCGGTTTGCTGTCTGAATTGTCAGCCGGGCCCACAAAAATAGTTCTATAACCTTTCGTTGACATAGCTCACCTCACTTCGGCATGTTAACAGGGGCAGCAAATTCATCCTGCTGCGATTCTTGAACATTGCCGAACGGCAGGCCGAACGAATCTTTGCAGTTCGCGGCCATTTCTTTCAGCTTGTCAACGGGCAGGAGCTTAGCGGATTCAGCGTCCAGACCGGGATAACGACCGCTGTTAGCAACCAAACCCGCCAGTTCATCGCGTTCGTTATCGGCTTTCTCGTTTAACTTGGACTCCAGCCCGTCAATCTTATCAGCGAGCGGAGCAACAGCATTAGCAACGATATCCGCCAACTGGCTTGCCTCGTCTGCTGCGTCATCGTCGCCTGATTGACTTGCTAGAAGTTCGTTGTACTGCTGCAAAATCTGCTCGTCACTGAGTCCTTCGACTTCAATGCCAGCGGCTTGCAGAGCGTTAATCAACAACTCTTTCATAGCATCACCTTCTTTGCTGTTTTGCTTCGGTTTATACACGATCTGCCGTTCAACTCGCAGCGGCAGTCCTGTAATTCGGCCGAGGCCGGTATTGGTATCGACCACAAACGGCACCTGATACCATCCATTCTCGGTTTTGAACACCACGGTTTCTCCCACGATGTCCAGGTCATCTATATCCTTAACGCCGGTCTGCGTCTTGACGTCCAGTTCCAACTGCTCAAGCAGGGACCGGGCGGATACCGGCACGTCGGGCGCGGTTACGCGCTCAACTTCTATCTCTTCGCCGTCCATGTTGACGGCAATACCAACGCCTTGATGGGGCTGCGCTGCGCCTACGGAGTCGAGTAGAATGGCGTCGTGATCGAAGTGCATGTTGCGGGCGACCCAGTCATATTCCTGCCCCGCTGCGTTGGTCTTGGGTGCATCGACGGTTTCAACTTCCAACCAGACCCCGACGCTTGTATTGATCGGGCGTGGGTTTTCCATCGTTTCGATTTCGTTCAAACGGTCCAACAGCCGTTTGCCTTTTTCTGACTTCTTCGCCTCAGCAATGTTAATCACCTTGTCTACCCAAACACGGCCGTTCTCACGCCGGACGTTTTCGTTGTAAGCGCCGACGTAGAAATTGGCAATGGCATAAGGATCATTGGCGCTGATAAAGTTGCCATCGGCATCGGTAGGATGTTCAAGCGGGGCGAGGGTGCGCTCCAGCGACGAAAATGATTTTTCAATTTCTTCGGCCGGATACAGCCCGCCATTCATCACAATGTCATCGGGTAAGGTAGCAGAAGATACAACGATGTGCTCTACGCCGTTCCGCGTCTCGCGGCGGATGCAATCGCGGGCCACTTCAGTGGAGCACTGGACAAATTTACGCTGCGTGATAGAATTGGTTACTGACTTGATCGCCGTGACCAGTTTACTCTTGTTCACTAATCCCTCCTCGTATTACGCAGTAGCAGTTGATTCTGTTTGAGCCCTCGTCCCACCATTCCCGCTGCGCTTCAGGCGTGTACCATTTTTTGTGCCTGGCCGCGTGGTGCGCCCGTGTTGTGGGCAGTAAAGCAGAGATATGCTGCACAAGCAAATTCACCCCGGTTTCATCACGCGCCACCTGCACGGCACGTAAACGACTGTCATTGTACGCTTTGCTCACTTCAGTATCAACTAGTCGCTTGGCGGAGGACTTGGCAACATCAAACCGCTTGCCCACGTTGGCGGCAATCTGGCCGTTTGACAAGCCCTGCTGAATGCCCTCGAGGATCGTTCTGGACACATCCGCAGCGGTGCGCTGGCCCATTGTTTTCACTGCCAGGCGTGTTTCGGTCAGCTTGATCTGCAAAGCGTCTCGATACTTGCGGGACAGTACATAAGTGTCAGGGTTGATCGGTCCGGTCACTGTATCCAATGCCTGCAACAGCCGATTTAGTTCCTGCATCTGCTGTAGCGCCCCTTGGCGAAACGGCAACTCGATATAAGGCAACAACCACCAGGCAAAGGTTTCATCTTCTTCGTCGATCTGCCACTCGCCCCAGATGATCTGCTCCACTTCGTTTGTCACGTCAGTTTGCGGCCGCACTGTTGGGTAAGCGTATTCGTTGGTGACGTATGTGGACGGCAGGGACTTCACCATTTCTAACAGCCGCTTGCGAGTTGCAGACAGGCGAGCACGGAAAGCTCGGAACGCTTTGGCACGGTTGCCGCGTTGTGCGCCGGGGTCTTCGGGCGTTGGTCTGGGCATTATTGGTTCACATCCGAGTTATCATCGGACACGATGTCAGCCGGGTCTGGATCGTCTTTCAAGTATTCGTCCAACTCATTTTCATGGGGCAATGTGCCCTCACGCCCGGACGCCTCGCGGATTTCTTCTTCGGTGAAGGGCGGCACCATGCCCGACTGGTAGGCTTCCCGGCAGATGTTGCTCAACTCGCGGGCGTTGTCCAGCTTCTCGCGGGTCGAGAGCGCCATCAGGTCCGGCCAAGCCACTTGATAGTCTGCGTCGGGTAACGCGCCGTTGCTAATCAGCCAGTCAATGACGTTGATAACCAAGTCTGTCAGGAAGTTCTCACGTCGACTGTTCATGCTGGATAAGAAACTTCGGCTATCTTCGTTCGATGCCAGCCGGCCCGTTTGTTCACCGATCAGGATCGTAGACGGTATGCCGCACGCTGCTGCAACATCTTGCAGCGCGTTCTGAAAAAAGTTGGCCGGGTCTGGCAGAACCGCTTCGAGTACCTGCGGGCGCAAGCCGGGTGTCCACAAGCCGCGTCGGAACCGATCTTTTGTAAACTCGTCAAATTTATCGTTGAACTGTTCCAGCAACTCTGTGTTGATGTTGGCGCTGGACGTGTCCTCAAGATTGAACACGACCGATTGCGCGGCGTTGCGGTAGAAGCCCTCACCGCCTGCGCCAATAATTTTCCGAATATCCAGCAACGAATTGTAGCAGGCTTCCAGCGCCGGGACACCGTAGATGCCCCCATCGTCCGCGCCTTCTGCGGCCATGATTAGCCGAGAAGGGTGGATGTTAAACGATGACTGCTCTTTCTCGTTGCGGTTGCCGGCCGCGCCGCCATTGTACTGGTACAGCGTAGGCAGCCCATAGCTGGCGCTCATGGGGTCGTTGTCCACCTGCAACACGGTTAGCTGACCTTCATACAGCGGCGTCAGTGACTCGATTGCAGCTTGCCCTGGTAAGTTAGGGTTGAGCGGCTGTGACGGCGGCAAACCGTCCCGGACGCGGACAAACAGCCCGGCATATCGACCAACCCGCTGCCGTGTGTCCAGCCCCTTCAACCGGGTCCATAAACGAGTCCGGCGGGTCAGTGCATCAACTTCCCGTTTGAATTGCTCGTTGTCGGTTTGCAGCGCCGGGCGTGACATCCAGCACACGTTAACCGGCAGCTCAATGACGTTCTTTGCCAGGCCCATGCGCCGGTACAGATTCCAGAAATTCGCAAAGCTCAGCGTTTCCGCATAGCCGAAATCGGCGTAGATGCTATGCAGCGTGTCGGCGTTCTCATACCCGCCGCTGATCGCTCTTGAAAGCCGGTCGCGTAGCGTGTCAGACGATGCCCGAAAAATCTTTTTCATTTTTCAAAAATCCTATCAATTACCGCCGACAACAAGACGCAGAAGCCGACTCATTTCCTGCCCTTGGCTCAACTGAGTGAGCGCCCAAACCAAGGCATCCACGCGGTTCGGTGACTTGCCGTTGCTCTTACCAGTAGATGAATCCAGGTCCAGCATTTCATCTTCCAGCAAACTCAGACCGTCATTGTGCCTGACCATGCCTTGCTCGTACAGTGCGGCAATCGGTTCTGCCCGTGCAATCTTGCCTTTGGCCGCGTGGACGTTCACGACGCGGCCCTTAAAGCCGGCATTGCGCAGCGTCTGCTCCACCATCTGTCCGCCCATGTTCACCTCGGCCACAATCGCGTCAGCTTCAAATTGATGATAGGCGGCAATCGCCTGCTCGGCCCATTCCATCGGGCTGCCCTTACAGGTGCGGTCTGCCAGCACGGTGTACTGATCTTTGGCGTCGTGCTGCGCCGCTACAACAATACCGTGCATGTCAGATGTTTTTGTGTTGCTGGCCGCTGGGTCCACGGCCACGACCGTGCGCTTGATCCCTGCCATGTGAGGCTCACCCTTGGCGTGTTCCAGCAAGGCGTCAGTCCACAAAGCAAATTCTTCGTTGCGCCGAATTGGATTTTGCAAATACTGCGCCCGATAGCGGGATCGGTGCGCTTTAAGCGCCGCCTCGTGTTTGTCGTTGAGTTTGTATTCCCACAACCAACCCTCCGGGATATCGTGCTCAATGGGAATGCCGTGCGTGTTCTGCTCTGGGTACTCGGCACCGTGTTTGATCTTCACCGGCAAGTTCAGGTGATGCCACTTCTCGCCACTGCCTCCGCGTAACAGGTAGCCAGACAGGTCGTTGTAGTGGATGCGCTGTTGAATCACAATCACCGGCACAGACTCAACCGCCAGACGGGATGCGATTGTTTCATTATAGCGACTGTTGGTCAGCTTCAGCCGGGACTCGTAATTCGCGTCATCGACCTTGTTGCCGTCGTCAATAATCAGTGCGCCCGTGAATTTGCCTGTGTCCATGTGCCCGGCACGGAAGCCGGTGATCTGTGAGCCGGTGGCGGTTGCGTAACAGCCACCCATAGATTCCGTCCACCAAAGCTGTTTCGAGTCGGCATCGTCTTTTATCTGGATCGGCCACATCTGTTGATAGAAACGGCTTTTCACCAGTTCGCGGACCATGAAACTGTTTTGCAGCGCCAGATTGGCTGAATAGGATAAATGCAGGAAACGGGCTTGCGGATTGAGCGCCAGCCCACGGGCAATATAATTGATCGTTGCCTGCGACGTTTTGCCGAACCCCGGCGGAATGTTGATAATCAATCGGCTGATTGCATCTGGATGATACGACGGCAGCATGGTCCGCTCCAGTGCCGACTGAATCACCTTGTGATGCGGCGCTACAATCATTTTTGAGCCGAACGTCTGCTTGAAGAATAGGCGGTTAAAATAAATCCCGTCAGTCTCACACTCTTTTTTTGTCATCGCCAGGATGAGCGCATCTTCTTCAGATTCAGACATCGTTGTGGGCCAGCATTTTTCGCCTGATTTCTTCGTATCGTGCGTCGTCGATCTGCACGACCACGGTTTCCTTGTCTTTAATATCCATCTCAATCGGTTTGAGATCGGGCATGACTTTGTTCAACAGCTTGAAGTTGATCGCCGCCATTGAGTTGAGACGCTGTATATCGTCCGGCTCACAAACCGCCAGCTTCTCTTTTATCTGGGCAATTTCGTCGAGCAGGCGCGGCGCAGAGATCGTTTCCCTTGCCATGATGTTGCGGTTTCTTTTGATCCGCGCCAATTCGGCAGCGGACGCCTTCTGTCCAGGTGTCATCTGCAGCCCCCTAGTGAGTATCGTGTGATTATACTATACTTGTTGCTGCTGTGGGGTTCAATTTGCAGCAACGCTTTTTTTTCGGGCATAAAAAAGCCCGTTAAAAAGGGGAAAACGGGCAAGAGTTATCTTTGAGAGGAAAGTAACTCTATGATAGCCGACGATCAAACTAATAGCAAACACAGGTGAACTTATGAGCCGTGCGCAAACACACAGTGCCGCCAAGAAATCGACCGTGCGCCGATTCCTGAAAACCGTTTTTCACACTTTGAAAGGTCAAGACGGCCTGAAAGAACACATCTTTTTATCACAGCATGACAGGCACTTACCCTCAACCGGGGCTTGGCCATACACCGCCCTTGATGATCTGCTTGAAGGCAGCGAGTTTGACACGTACCACTTCTGCACCTGCACCGTGAACAAGCCCGCGCCGAACAGTGCTCCGAGCCGTCGGCTGGAGGGGTTTAACCGCCTGCACGTCATCATACTCGACGGGATAGGTGATAAGGTTCTGCCAAACGACCTCAAGCCCACGTACATCATCCAGACAGCCAAAGACACTTACCAGTGGGGTTATGTGCTGAAGCAACCGATTGCGGACTTGGGCGCGGCCAATAAATTTGTCCGGGCGGTGTATGAGAAAGCGTGGCTCACAGACCAAAGCGCCGCCATGCCCAACCGGCTGGCGCGGTTGCCGCTGGGGCGCAATCTGGCACCGGGGAAAGATGCTTTCCAGGTCCGGCTGGTCGAACTCAACCCCGACACGCGCTATTCGCCGGTTGATCTGGTTAACGCCTGGGGTCTGTCTGTGGACGCCAGCGCCCTCGCAAAGCTACGCACGGAAGGGGAAAAGCTAGCCGTCGTGGATGAACTGTTTGAGTACATGAAGTCGAACGGCCATATCTTCGGCACGGCGGGGGAGGACAGCTTCAAAGTAGAGTGCCCGATGTGGGAGGAGCACCCGGACGGTAACCCGTATGGTGCTTACAAGCCCCTCGGCAAAGGGGAGGACCCGCACCAGCGCAGATTCACTTGCGACCACGCGCACAAAGCCGGTGATCCGCCTGACATCAAAGAGTTTCTGATTTACATGGCGGCGTTAGGCGCACCGCATGTCAGCGCCAGCGCACCCATCGAATTGACGGAGCCCGAGCTTGGCTTTTTACCGTTGAACGAGTCGATCCCGGACGAGAATTTCCCCGATATAGCCATGAAGCAAAATGGCAACATCTCCATAAAGAAAACCGTCGGCAACCTAGAGTATTTATTAGACCGGTACGGCTTCAAGTGCCACTTTAATGTCATTTCAAAAAGAACCGAAGTGCTGCACTATACCGACGTGGAAGGGATGGACAGCTTGGGCGGTGTACACACATCCAAGACGGCCCGCATCACCTCGCAGTGTGCGCTCAACGGGTTAAGTCTGTCGGCGAACGTAACAAAAAACTACCTGCTGTGCATCGCGGATAAGCGTCTGTACAACCCGGTCGTTGAGTTTTTTGAGACGTTGAAGATTAACCTTGCTGACGAACGCTACGCGGTCCATGCCAAAGCCTGCTGTGAACGGCAGGGCATTCCTTACGATCCTAAAAACCTCGATATTGAGAAATTAGATTTTGTAAAACTGCTTGCGGACACGATTGACCTGGAGCCGGAAACGCCCAGGGAAGCCTTGGAGACGTTTTTGCATCTTTGGCTGATCCAGTGCGTCGCAGCAAGCGATGCAGCGGAACGCACCAACAACCCGGATGCGTTATGCCGGTTTGAGTCTGTGTTTACTTTGATCGGGCCGGTGAACGTCAAGAAAACTGCCTGGTTCCGGGCGCTCATTCCAGAAGAACTAGGCCAGTATTTCACTGACGGCGTGTCGTTTGCGTTGGCCGGCAGGAACCATGTGGAAAATTCGCTTTCTCACTTTATTGTTGAACTGGGCAACCTGAATCATTTGGGCTTTCCCGGCAACCTTCAAAAAGGCAAAGATTTCCTCACTTCGTCAAAAGACTCACTGCAGGAGCCTGGGCGCAGTGCGACTTACTACAAACGCCGGACCTCGTTTTGTGCAACCGTCGAGAACGAACTGATTGCTGAGACGGCCTCAAAGATGCGTCAATTCTGGTCGATACACACGTGCGGACTGGAAACCCCAGACAAGTATCTGGTGCTGTGCGTCTGGCAACAGGTCTGGCGTGAATATCTGGCCGGCAAGAAATGGTGGCTGGACCCCGGCGACGAGAATGACAGTAAAAAACTGGACTCGTGGTTAGGTGAGCGTGTTGTTAACTACAGGCCGCCGGAGATTGAAAAGATCGAAGCGGTCTTTGGCCCGCTTACGCTGGAGCGAGCCACCGATGTGAACAACTCGCTATGGCTCACCACGCGGGAGATTTGCGAAAGAGCCGGGATGAAGATACCCACAATCCTGGGTTTGAGAACAGTCAGCAAGATGATACTTGAGCAATACCCGGCGGGTGCGGAGGACGTACTCAAAAGGAAGTTCCGCCATAATGTTACAAAATACCGAATGCCGCTGCCCCTTGATGAAAGAAAAGATTGAATTTTGAATTTTTGAATTTTTGAATTTTCAAAAAATGAAATTCTGAATTTTCGATTTTCGATTTTCGATTTTCGATTTTCGATTTTCGAATTTCGATTTTCAGATTTCAAGTTTGTATTTCAGCATTGGGCCGTTGAGTCATGTATCCAAGCAGAGCATATTTACAAACCTGTTTACGTTACGAAGCAGACACAGGCAAGCTGACGTGGCGGTCTCGGCCGCGAGATCACTTTGTCAAGGAGGGCTGGTGGCGGCGGTGGAACGAGCAAAACGCCGGGCGCACGGCTGGCTTTGTCCAGCGCGGCGTGAAGGTGGTGACGGTGGACGGCGTATTGCGCACCGTCCGGCGCATCATCTGGACCCTGGTGCACGGCGACGTGGACGGACGGCAATGGGTTGTAGTCGCCCGCAACGGTGATCCGCTGGATGATCGACTCGCCAACCTGATGCTCGTGCACAAAAGCCAACAACGGCAGTGGGAAGCGCGGGCGCGTGGCGCGGACGGCTGCGGCGTGCGCCTGTTCCGCCGACCGCAGGGCGTGTCGTGGGAAGCCCGCATCAGCGCCGGTGGTGTCACGCACTACCTTGGCCGGTACGATAACCTGCTGGACGCCTACGCCGCCCGGCGCAGTGCAGAGGCGCGGCTGTGGTCGGGCGGTGGGGCTGACAGAGGCAGCGACGGTGGTGACGGCGGCGGTGGTGGTGCGCGTTGACCGGTTGTGCGGTTGTGGCGTGACTGGTTCGAATCGCTGCGATTAAGAAACGAGGCCAAACCCAAGCCGGGCTTTTCTGGCTTGGGTTTTTTAGTGGCGAGGCCAAACCGGCCGCGTCGGCGCGGGCTGGGGACGACGGTCGAATAATACGACAAAAATTTTAGGGACGACGGTCGAATAGAGCGCGTAAAAAATTTTGGGGACGACGGTCCAATAATAAAAATTTTTGGGGACGACGGTCCAATAACGCCTGGGCTGTTTTTACCTGGTTATTGATCTATGTGCCAT